CCTTCGGCCACGACACGGGCCACCCCGCGATTGGCAAGGGCACCATCGCGGAAGAGGGCGACGAAGCGATCGCCACGCTGCGGATCAACCTCGCGATGGACGAGGGCAAACAGACCTATGAGTCGCTGCGATTCGACGCCGAAAACGGCCCGCCACTAACCGAGTGGTCGTACACATTCGATGTCGACAAGTGGTCGCGGGGGCAGCACCAGGGCCGCGACGTGCGCTTCCTGGAGGCGCTCACCGTCCATTCCGTTGACCCCGTGTTCCTCGGCGCGGGCGTTGACACCGCGACGCTGGCCGTGAAGAGTATCGATCTCCCATTTCTGGAACACGTCGCCCACATCGAGGCCGATGTGCTGGCGTTTGTGGAGCGTTGCGGCGACCGCGCTGCGGTGCTCGAAAAAGAGGGCCGGGCATGGAGCGGTGCGAACCGAGACCGGCTCGCAGCGCAGGTCGAGTCGCTGAAGACAGCGGCAGCCGACCTCGCATCGCTGCTCAAGGACGCCGACCCCGAACCCCACAAGGCCGCTCCGCCGATCAATCTGCTCCGCATGTCGGCGCAGCTTGCCCAGGCTGAGCACGAGTTCGCTACCGCGTAGCGAGGGAGGACAGCAAATGACGACTGAGACATTGAGCAAAGAAGCGATCGCCCTGCGTGAGCAGGCGGCCGCGAAGTTCAAGGAAGCGAAGGACTACAGTGACTCGCTCTCGGGTCGCAAGTCCGACACAGGCGAGCCCCAGGACGCTTCCGAAGAGGAACTCCAGAAGTTCGACGGCCTGACGACCGAAGCCCGCACGCTTGACGGGCAGTTCAAGGCGAAGGCCAAGGATGAAGGACTTCACATCGACCTCCGTGAGGGCATGGAGTTCTACTACTCCAAGGCCACGGGCGGCGGGAAGCTGCCCTGGCACCAGGTGAACGTGCGCGAGATCGCGCCCACGATGGGCCAGGAGTACGTCGAGAGCGAGGCGTACAAGGCGCTCATCAAGAGCGGCCGGCTTACCTCGGAGAAGGCTCAGTACGGCCAGCTCTCCGATGCCGTGGTGCTGGGCAAGGCTGCGGGCGACCTCATCCAGTCCGAGTCGGGCGGACCCGGCGCGGCGCTGTGACGCCTCAGTACATCCCCGGTATCCTGCCGCTACCTCAGCGGCCGCTGACCGTCCGCGAGCTCTTCTCGCAGGCGCCGGCGTCGAGTGATAGTATCAGCTACGCTCGGCAGACCAAGTTTGACAACGCGGCGGCTGCCGTCGAACAGGCGACAAGCGTTTCCGGTGAGACCGGGCGGAAGCCTCAGTCGAGCATCGCTTGGGAGCGGCAGACCTCGGTGATCGAGACGATCGCCACCTACATGGCGGCGACGCGCCAGCAGCTCGCTGACGCGGGCCAGGTGGCCTCGCTGATCGACAACCAGGGGCGGCTGATGCTGCAACTGGAAGAGGAAGACCAGCTCATCAACGGGAACGGCACCACGCCGAACCTGAGCGGGCTGCTCGACCAGACGCTCCAGACGCTCGTTGTGCCAGCGGGCGGCAATAACCTGGACGCCATCCGCACGGCGAAGCGGCTGGTGAAGACGGGCGCGGCGCGCGCAAACGCCGACACGCTGCTGATCAACCCCTATGACTCGGAGCAGTTCGATCTGCTCAAGGACACGAATGGGCTCTACCGGGGCGGCAACCCGATCGGCAATATCACCTTTGACCAGCCGATCTGGAGTCTACGCCGGGTGGAGTCTGAGGCAATCGCGCTCGGCACGGCCATCGTCGGGGCCTTCCGCTTCGGCGCCACGGTGTACGAGCGGCAGGGGATCACGGTCTACACGACGGACAGCCACTCGGACTGGTTCACGCGTAACCTGATCTGCATCCTCTTTGAGGAGCGGCTGGGCTTTGCGGTCTGGTTCCCGCTGGCCTTCGTGGAGATGACGCTCGACCTGACCGACTGGGGCACGTAGCCCTAGCGGATAGCGAATAGGGCGAGGGGACGGGGAAACGGCCAGACCGGGGACAGCCGCTAGCAGGTGACAAGTCCCATACCCGTCCCCTCGTCAGTACCCAAGAGGGCACATGGACAAGATCGCAATCATCGGCAACGGGCATGTGGGGCGCTCGATGCGCGCCATCTTTCCTGACGCCGTGATCTACGACAAGCACCAGCCCGAGCACGCTGACTGCGCGCGCGTAACTGACGCGGCCCTCGCGCTCGTCTGCGTGCCGACGCCCCAGGGCGCGGACGGCTCCGCCGACATCTCCGCTGTGCGCGAAGTCTGTGGCTGGCTGGATGCTTCCGTCATCTGTATCAAGGCAACTATCCCTCCGGGCACGACCGACGCGCTCCGCGCTGAGACGGGCAAGCGGATCGTCTTCAGTCCTGAATACGTGGGTGAGGGGGACGTGGAGCCCGGAACAACAGGCCGTCCCCTGGCCCTATGTGATCGTTGGCGGACCGCAGGAGGATGCGCTGCTAGTAGTGAAGGTGTTCAGGGCGGCGCAGGCAACAGAGATCACGTACCACATCACCGACGCGCGCACCGCCGAATACACAAAATATCTTGAGAATTGGTGGCTCGCGCAGCAGGTGGTCTGGGCGAATGAGGCCTATGAGATCGCGCGAGCGGTCGGCGCCGACTGGGAATGTGCGTATATGCTGTGGGCGCTCGACCCGCGCATCTCGCCGAACCATACCATCGTGTACAAGGACGATCGTGGGGCGGGAGGGCGCTGCTTACCAAAGGATCTGGCTGCTGCCATCGCGTTCTCCGCGCGGCGGGCTATGAACCGACCTTTCTGGCTGCTCTGCAGGACGCCAACGCGAGGTTCCGATGCCAGCCGTAGCGCTGCCTCATATCCGCGCTCTCTACGCGCCCGGTGTCTCGGTCGCCGCAGCGGACGTTGCGTCGGCTCACCGCTGGCTTGAGACATGGGAGGTGGCCGTACCGCTTCGCCCCTACTCCGAGCTGGCGCTGCACCATGGCGACGAGCGAGAGCGGGCGCTGACCGCGACGCTGCTACTCGATCTGCGCCAGCCGGTCTACGACTCACGTGCAGTCTTCTTCATTGACTGCTCCGCGACGGAGGCGCTGCTGATGGCATGGGACAAGGAGCGCGCCTTCTGTCACTGCGCTGGCTTCTGCGGCCTGCCGTTCCTGAGGGCGGTGTGGCGTGTCCGCCCGCTCCTGCTGGCGCTGCCTGCCGGGTGGATCATCGAGGAGGCTGCGGCATGAAAGCAGCGGCTCGGCGAGAACAAGACTATTGGCTGAGCTACAGCGACTTCTCCGCTGCGACCGAGGAAGAGCGGATGGCATTCTTCCGTTACGACAGCCGAGGCGGAGTGCCCCCAGAGCACAATCCGATCATGCGCGGGAAGAGGATGCATGGGGTAACTGGAGCGATGCTTCAGGAAGACTATGGGAAGCCCTGGTGGATCGGCGGCGTGTATCTCTATCGGGATTACGCAGCGAAGGGGCCGCTCGGTATTCGTTCGCTCATTGAATGGTTTGGCAGGGAATGTGTGCAGCGATGGGCAGATGTGGCATGAGTCGCGCGGGTAGCATCGATGTAAGACTGCGTAGCGGAGACCGCGCTGCTTGTGGGCATCTCACACCGTGCGGCTGCGACGAGACGGGAACGGCTTGTTGTGTCCAGTGTCCGTTGGATGCCTGTATCTTCGATGGCGTGCGGGTGCTTCGTCGCCAGCGGAACGCAGCACAGCAACAGGCTCAACAGCACGACATCGCCCGGATGCGCCGTGCTGGTCACACGAACGAAGAGATCGCTCGTGCGATCGGGAAAACCAGGCGCACTGTATACCGCATCATGGCAGAAAGCTCGAAGGTGCCGGCATGACCGAAGAGATCGCCGTAGGTCAGACGCCGGCCATCGCGCCAGAGAACCTTCAGGGCCAGGTGCTCCAGGCTGAGGGCGCGTGCCTTCGGCGCCTGGCGCGAGAAGTACCTTGGGATTTAGTTATTGTCGAGCTGGGCTCCTACACAGGGAAGTCGACCTGCTGCCTCGCGGTAGGCAGCCGTGAGGGCCAACGTGCGCCGGTCTACGCTATCGACCTCTGGATGACGGGCACGTACGACGAGGCGCGCCGCTTTCACCAGTACGATCCCGCCTCGGGCGAAGAGCAGCACAACTCGAAGTTCAGCAGACAGCCCGCGCTCGACCTCTTCAACGAGCGCCGCGCGCTCTACGATCCCGCTGGGCTCATCCGTCCGATCACCGGCCTCACCACGAAGATTGCGCAGGTATTCGACCGGCCTGTCGGCCTGCTCTTCATCGACGCAGACCACACCTACGACGCGGTCAAGGCCGACTTCGTAGCCTGGGCGCCGAAGGTCGCGCCGGGCGCTGCTGGTGTCATCGCGTTCCATGACTACGCGGGCAAGCCAGAAGATCACGGTGTCAAGAAGTTCGTCGACGAGGTGCTGGCGGTTGGGCGCTGGCAACTGGCAGAAGTCGTCGACTCCATGTGCGTCTTACGCAAGGGCAACGACGATGCTTGAGCTACGCATCACCGGCACGCGCGAGGAGCTGCGCGATCGGATGGCCGAACTCTACTCGGACGCCGAGCGCATCGTCGCTGAAGCTCGTGTCGTGGCCGGTCCGGCGACCAAGAACGAAGTATGGCTCGAGCAGGGGATGGCGCTCGCCTACCTCGCCTCACAGTACGACGCACGCACCGCCGCGTTTCTGGAGCTGGGCGCCTACCATGGCTTCAGCGCCGCTATCCTATGCGACGCCGCGTCGAATGCGCTGGTCACGACGCTCGAACCCGATCCCACGAACAGGCACATCACGCGCGTCAATCTTGCCAACCTCCATGTTGTCGTCCGTCCCGAGCAGTCAACAGCGTACCTGGAGCTGAC